TAAAACTCTCGGAAAGTATCATAAGGATTTTCTAGCTTAGACTTACCGAGTTCTACAGAGGCAATATGATCCAGCTTGTAGGATTCTTGGTTTGAATAAGTAAACTTCTTATATAGGTCTAGGTAGTCAAGGACGGCAACACCAGTAATGTCGTACTTGATATACTCGCGACCCATGATTACTTGTGGATTCCTACGAACAAGACCCCAAGGAGAAAACTTTCTTTTCCATGTGGTGTCTTCATCGGAACACATGATGCGTTCTACACGCGCAACAAGATAAGGAATGTCAAACAACTCACAGTTCCAACCAGTAACCACATCCGGAGGATCATTTGCCCAGTCTTGGAGAAACCTCTCTAGAAGATGTCGCTCATCTCGGAATTTAAGATAGGTAAGATCGTCTCGGTAGTGATTGAAGTCGCCAGTACCATAGGTAATCATCTGACCAGATACTAGGTCTTTAATCGTGATTAGTAGTACAGACTCTATCGGATTGGCAACATTAGGAAAACCAAACTCGGAAGACGTTTCGATGTCGATAGTCCAGATTTTAATCTTAGACATATCCCACTCAATCTCGCCAGGATATTCCGTGGTGATATACTGATAGCCGTAATTGGTCTGACCGTAAATAGGAAAGTTGTCTACTTCTTTATAAGATTCGACAAACTCTTTGGCTTCTTTGCAGTCCGTAAACTGCATGGTCTGTAGGTTCTCACCGTACAGAGACTTGTACTTAGATTCCGTTTTAGATCGGACAAACAAAACGGGCGAAAACTCCGCCCGCTTTGAGATGCGTTTACCGTTTACGATACCGCGAGTTAGAATCTTGGAGCCGTACTGGTGCGCACATGTATAAAAATTCATCATATAGTTCCTTCACGTTTATCATAGTATACTAAACTCCAAGCCAGATGTCAATAGTTATTTGCCGCACCAACTAGCCTTTGCTTCACCCATATATTTGCGGGCAAGACCAGCAGCAATCTGCATTTCGGCGAAACTCTTACCGTTGATAAACACTTCAGCATCAATACGACCACCAAACTTATCCCAGCTTACCAGATTTACCTGGATGATCTGGCCTGGCTTAATGGTATCTTTAGCGAACTTAGTTGCCTTAGCTCCTAGGTCGGCTTCCGCTTGACACTTGGCTCGTCCACCCTTCTCTGGAGTATCGATCCCCAAGACGCGCAGAGCGATAGTATTACCCAACTCTGGAGGCGACCATGGAGCTTCCACCTTGATCGTATCGCCATCAGTGACTTCTACTACCTTATAGTCATAAGGATTAGCCCAGGCAGCGTTGGAAACAGCCAGGATCGATAAGCACAAGGCACTCTTAATTACCGTTAATGTTTTCATATAGTTACACTCTTATTTTGTTGTCTGGAACTAGGACTCCAGTGCCGAACTTGAGATTGTATTCGTTCTTCATACCCGTCTCAGGTTCGAACACCGCAATTACGGCTCCTGCCATGACAGGTACCGTAGAATTCTTTGCATGTGGACAGAATGGGGCTAGTCCAATGCCAAATTGGTTATTCTGGTTAGGAATAATCATAACAAGAAGTGGATTTTTAAGAATTAAAAGACCTTCCACACTCTCATCAATATCAGCAATAACATCTTCACCACTAATCAGCTTCACACATTTGACATTGGACATAGCATTCTCCATTATGTTAGATTATATTATTTAGCTCTCATTCAAAGTTTGAGGCTTAGACTTCTTTACCGTTTTATTGATAGTAATAGTCTTAGGCTTCTTCTCATCTGGAACAATACGCTCAAGCGTTACAGATAGAATACCATCTGAAAACTTAGCTTCTAAAACTTCCACATCTGGAGCAAGCGAGAACGTTCTGGTGAAATTTCGATTTGCAATACCACGATATGTGTAGTTCTTTACCGAAGATTCATCAGTCTGTTCCTTAGAACCAGAAATGGTGAGCTTGTTTGTTTCTGGAAGATGATTGACAGTTAGTTCTTCTTCTTTAAATCCAGCCGCGGCAATTTCAATCGTAAAGTTCTCATCTGTATTACGAATGATATTGTATGGAGGATAAGTTTCTGGACTGTTAGTAATGAGAGTATCAAACAATCTCTCATACCCCACAGTAAAGGGCTTAAAGTTATCCAGAAGTTCGTTGATGTCCGAGACAGTATATCTCTTAGTTACCATAATGCTCTCCTTAGTTAAGCGAGTTAAAAAATAAGACCGCAACCCGAAGCGAAGCGGTCTTACTATTTATAACACCAAATCTAAAGAATGTCAACTATTTTTTGCGACTTCCGATATTATATTTCTGAACTAATTGCCAGTCATTCTTTTCTTTAAACGAAATAATTTTGATTTGATTTAAGGATGCTCTATCTTCATTCTGTTCTGGATTTAGAACCTTCAATAGTCCCCAACCCTCTAGAAGATATGCAATAGTATTTCTACGTTGAAGATCATTGTCACTGAAATCTGCCGCTTTACCATCTAGCGCAAATAATTCCTTGAAGTGAACAATGAAGTATCTACCCTGCTTATGCAGAATATGACATGACTGGTATAGAATTTGATCCTTACGGGAAGCAACACCAATACGCGAAAGGGTCTCCCTAATTTTAAGGAAATCATCTGGGTTAGTTAAGGATACCTCTAGAGGTGCATACCCCGGATATCCAATGTCAAAAAGCCTCTCGCTCATACTCTTCCACCTTTATACAATTTCTCTTTTATATATTCTTTTTCTTTTTCAGAGAGAATGGTGAGTGCTTGGCGAGCCTTTTCATTGCTATAGCCATAATACTCCTTAATCATCTCCACTTCGGCATCATCAACGATTTTAATCCACTTGTCAAATCGTCTCTTAGACCTAATTGTATTTATAAGGAACGTATTTTGCATGGCTTTAGGCAGATGAGAGCGACAATTCATCGCATTTGCCTGATGGATTGTTTCGAGATTAAAACTCAATCCACGATTAATGATCCAAGGGTTATACTGCTTCTCGGACCAGTCATCAACAATCAGGTTCTTCTTACCTGAATTGATGTCGTTTATAAAATCAAAGGGCGAGATACCCTTCTTTTTTTCTTCTACAAAGTCCTCGGCCTTATATTCCACTTTTGGTGGACCAAGACCCTCAAGAATGGCTTCCATTACTTCCACTCCGAGGAAGCCATAATCTCAGCGAGACATGCTACGAGATTGATTTCTTGGTTGGCAGCAAAGGCAGCCTTGTACTGATAGTCAGCAAGAAGGACAATCAGCGCGGCTGGGAACTTAACTTCATCCACTACCACATCATAGATTTTACGGAAGATTTGGGCTGCATCGTTGTCGATGTTGTCAACAACCCACTGACGCACCTTCTTAAAGTCCTTGGCTTTAAGTGATACGACCAGATCCCGCATGTTAATCTCTTGGAGATTGACAAGCATACCCTCATCAATCTTACCAGTGGCAGAATACCGCTGGAGTTCATTCAACACGCGGCGATAGTCCGGGAAATGCTTCTTGAGAACTTCTGCTACAACCTTCTCATTGAAGGTTACACCCTCTGCGGCAAGAATGTCACCAAGTCTCTTCATAAACTTGGCTGCAATCTTAGGTCGATCGGCTTTGGTAATCTTAAATTCGATTACAGCGGTTCGACTATGCAGAGGCGCAATAATGCGGTTCTTAAAGTTACAGGTAAAAATGAATCGGCAGTTGCTGGAAAACTCTTCGATAAAGGCACGAAGAGCTGGTTGAGTTGAGTTGGGATTGAGATAGTCCGCTTCATCTAGAATGACGATCTTAGTCTTTCCAGTAAAAGATACTGTTGAGGCAAAGTCACGAATTTTAGTTCGTAGTACGTCAATACCAGATTCTTCAGAGCCGTTGATGATGATGTAGTCACAACCCAACTCTTCACAGATTGCCCTAGCTACAGTAGTCTTACCAACACCTGCCGATCCACAAAGTAGCATGTTTGGAATTTCTCCAGATGCTACAAACTGATTAAATGTATTCAACTGATCCTCAGGCAAAATACAATCGGACAACTTATGTGGCCGATACTTCTCTACCCAAAGGAATTCTTCACGATTAGACATACAAAGTCTCCATAATAATATAAAAAGATGCCTGTCGCGACACGCAGTCC